TGGGTACTTTTCAACGAAAGACTCGATAGTCTCACCCATGTCAGTCAGAACCTCGTTCAGCAGAGGCGTGACCAGTCCCGACTTTGCAATCGGAGCAGTCTTGCTAGAGATCCAGGCTGGCCAGAAGACCTTCATGCGACCAACAAGCACGCTCAAGCACTTGATCGCACGGATGCGGTCAGGATGGTACTTGAAGCGAGTTGCGCACATTGTCTTCTGAGGAACCAAGATGAACTTTGCCACACACGTCTTGCGAGTTGCAGACGAGAATGTAACACGGCGCCTATTTCGAAACAAAGTTCGAGCAACATGCATACGCCCACGTCCGCGACGGGGCATAGCACGGCGTATCTCCTCCTTTTTGGAAGACGTCTTGACAAAGCCCTTGATGCCAGTAATACCCACCGCTGTACTGGCAATTTTAATCCACTCAATCAAGGAAAGAATGTCGTCGGCATTGTTACTACCTTTGGTGTAAGCAGGGAAACGTCCCTTGCCTGACATCCATCGCATGTCATTCTCCACTGTTGGAGTAAGAAATGCTATGTGGGGGGAAGGATGGAAACTTGACTCCATTCGAGTAGCCCCATGGGGAAAACCAAGCACTGATCGCCATGCAAAGACAATGTCGCTTAGAGCAACATAGAGCTCGTTGTTACAGTCACCTAGCTTTGCTCCCCTAAACATAGCCAGGACCGTCTGGATCGGAATACGACCCACAAAAAAGGAAATAATATTCTCAACTGGAAAGATCATTTCTAATCATTAATATTGAAATATATTAGGATAGTATTTTTCAATTTTTTATAAAATAATAAATGAATATGTTGATATATATATATAGATATATATCTGGCTAGATGTATTGTGTTTGTGTTTGTTTTTGTTTGTTACGTCATAAGATAAATGAATTGAGGTGCTTTATTCTCTAATGAACCCGTTAGGGCATTGATTTGATTGAACTAAGGCTTTAGTCCAACCTATCCACACTAGACTTGGGAGTCTAATATGAATCTTGAAGCACACCTATTTAGATAATTAAGCATATCAAGTGGTTTCAATTCAATTATCTTCGTTGACGAGTCGGACTCATTTTCACTGCAGACCAAGCAGTAAAGGGAAGCGCTATTAAACGCCCTACATGAATTTATTTCATATACTATTATAGAATACTACCCTTTCGGGGAACTTGCGTTCGATTCTTTTTCATATATAATTTAAATTCATGGATCAAGTACCATTACAAACTCCATTCACTAATGAACTTTCTTCCAAATAAATGGAACAAAGTGGTGAATCGCATCGAAATGCTATAGGTTACCCTATCTTAGTGGAGTTTTAGTATTAATATGTAAGCATATCATGTAAACTGGTGGTACTTAACCGACATCTTTAGATTAGGTATAGATAGAGTTTATTTTTCAATTTTTTTATATTTTTTCTATTATAGAATTATAAAGAATTATAATATATTTCTATTATATATAATAGAAATATATATATACATCTGTATATAGATGTGTTTTAACGCTCCAGTATCAATAACAACTTTCTTAATCGGAATAATTGGTAGTATTAGATTATTTAAACTAAACTTCAAAGCCGAAGCATTATTCTATTCATGGGTTGTATTAATGCAACTTGTTGAATATTTCTTATGGAAAAATCAACCATGTAATAACACTAATTTATTAGTAACAAATGTTGGTATGCTTATTAATCATTTAGAACCAATTGTTTTATGGATTGGAATTATATTATTTTCTGATAAACAATTACCATTATTAGTAAACATTATATTACTATTATACCTTTTTATCACTATCCAATATACACGAGAATATTTCAAAAAAAATAAATTAAAATGTACTAGTCCAACACCAGAATCTTCTCCACACTTACACTGGAAGTGGAATTATGGTAAATATTATCAATATTATTACTCTTTCTTTTTAATATGTCTTGTATTATTATCATTGTATGGTCTTAAGAATGGTGCAATCAATTCATTTATATTGGTTTCAACATATTTACTATCATTTATAATATACGGTGATAAACACAGTATAGGTGCTATGTGGTGTTTGTTTTCTGCATTTGCTCCATGGATAATACCATATTTAAATGATCTAATATAAATTAAATAAAAGTATTTATATTTATATATTATTAATATTATTAATATTATTATTAAATAATTTTAATTTTTCCGTTGCCTTTACATGTCCTTTATCTGCAGCCATTTGATAATATTGATTTGCAATTTCAACTATATTACTAGTTAATTCATAGAATTCACCCAATAGATACATTGATTCAATATCATCCTTTTCAATTGCTAATTGGTAATATTTTTCCATTTCTTCATGTCTATTAAGACGATTATATAATCTTCCTAAATTTTGCATCGCCATAGGTAATCCTTTATCTGCTGCCATTTTATAATAAGTTTCTGCCATTTTATAATTATACAGAATATCACAATAATACGCACCCATATTATTTATTGCTGTTACATTTGATTTTTTTATTGCTAGATCATAACATTGTTTCATTAATTCATAATTCTTCTCTGTAAATTGATAATAGTATCCTTTTTCTACTAAAGATTCATCATCCGCAAATTCTAATGCCTTCTCTAAACATTTTTTATGATACAAATGATTATTTTGTTTCTTAAAGTAATTCGCTAATTTCATATAACCTTTAGTATTTCCCTTCTTAATTGCCATTAAATAAAAACGTTTCATTTCATCAAAATCTGGCTCGGTATCTTTGTAAAAATCACCTAATCGTAACATTATTTCTGTATCACCTTTATTTAATAATATAAAATAAGCATCTTCCATCTTATTATAATCTTTTGTTTTATATTCATGATATAATCCGAGGTATTTTATATATACTTCATCTTTACAATTAGTATCTATTATATCATTATCATATAAATCAATAATTTTATCTCTTATATTTATATTACTAATAGCTTTATCTTTTTTATTAACTTTAATACCATATCTACAAGTTACTTCAAAAAATTTATTTTTTAAAACATCTTCTATATCTTCAGAACTTAATTTAATTTTCATGTATAATATATATATATTCTATTAATATATATTTTCTTCTTTTTATATACGAATTATGATTGTTCGCATCAAGTAAGAATTTCGCCCAAGTGGTTGAAAACCACCATAAAAAATATTTTATTTTTTATAAATTTAAATAAAAAAATAGATTATAAAACATAAATAAAAATAGAAAATATAGATTAGAATGCTTCCAACCATGCTTCTCTATCTGCTACAGGCATATCAATCTCATCCATAATTAGTAGAGCCTCAGCAATCTTCTCCTTCACATCAATATCTTTCTGTGAAATTGATGCAATCTTTTCTTGAAAAACTTCCATATCAGAATACGGTGATAGGAATGATGTGCTAAACCCAACTAGAACATTCGCCAAACGAGTGATATGGCCATGTGCACACATTCCAACAGAATCTTCACATTCTTGCCACATTCTTTGAATTAACTCCTTGTAGACATCTCCTTCATGCGTCTTAATAACTGCCCAAAGCGATCTCAATACCTTACGATATAAAAAATCTTCCTTTTCATAAATTTGTGATTTCTTTCCCCAATATAGCAAATCATTGTAAACTGGTTGAGTAGTTACCCAATCAAGACCAAGTACAGACATCCATGCAGTTACAATCTCGCTCGTTGTATTCTGTCCAACCGGAATCTTAATTGAATTAATAATATCCATATATTTCTTAGTCTGCTTATTGACAACACGAGTATGCACATTCTGTTCGTCATTTGTTAACTGTTGCAATTCATCCTTCTTAATTACAGCAAATGGATACATCTTTTCCCAGATATCAAGCATTGATAACAAACGCGCTTCAACATTAAACATTATTGCATCGACATAAATTGATTGTTCAATTTGATCTATGGTACTTTCTCTACGCTTGATTCTTCTTTCATACCTCGGTTTAAGGATATTGAAAATTTGATCTTCGACTGTTGCCTTAACTTGGATAACTTCTTGCGAATCGAGTTTTGTTACATACCACCACGGGAGTATGTCATCTTCAGGAAATTTGCGTTCCCAATTAAGCATCATCGAACCAACTACACTTTGAAGACGTCTTTCTTCTCGAATACGTCTCTGAATTTTATAAGTATAATATAATACATTTAGATATCATATTATATTTTTTTCAATTTTTATATTATCTTAATCTAAATAAGCATCAATTTAATGTAAATAAATATTTTGTTTTATTAATTGCTGCAACTATTTCATCACGTAAATTTAATAAATCTGAATCATATTTTGAATTTAAATATGTTGGTAATTTTTCTATAAAGTATTCAATCATAGTATCTAAATAGTCAGTTGCGTCTTGATCATCCAAATTAGATAATGTTATAGTCATCTCTTCTTTAAAATTAACTTTACCATATTTTCCAGAATATGTCTCAACAAATTCATCAATAAAATTAGTTAATGCCTCTAATAATTCATCAGCCGCTTTATGTCTTGCATAATTATCTGTTTGTAGATGATAAATATGTAACTGTTGACGGAATGAATAGAATTTAGGTATTATTCTATGTAAATAATTTTTAGAAGTAGATCCTTTTTTTAAGATGTTTAATTTTGGCATAATTATATATACTATATATCAAGAATTAAATTTAATGAAACAAATTATTGAAATCACTATTAAATCACATATAAATACAAATTCATATATATCAACATGAGTCTAAATCTTCAAAAATTACTTCATACTATATTACTTAGATCACCTACAAATTTATTTGATGAATTTATTGTAGAATGTATGAAATGGTATTCTAAACCAGCTCATACATTCACTGAAATGAGAAATAGAGAAAATAAAAAAGTACGAGGAGATATATTCGAAGAATTTTGTGTTCTATATCTAAAACATGTTAGAAAGTATAAAGATGTATGGCGCTTAGAAGATGTACCAGATGATATTCTTCAATCATTAGCTTTAAAACGTCGTGATATGGGTATTGACATTATTATAAAAGAAGGTGGAGTATATTCTGCAGTTCAATGTAAATATAAAAAACATTCAAATACTCGTAAAAATTCAGTATCTTGGAAATCATTATCTACATTCTATGCACTTTGTTCTAGAACTGGTAAAGAGTTTGAAGGAAAACGTGAATGGAATAAATATATTATAATGACAAATTGTGATTTTGCTAGACATGAAGGAGAACGAACTGATAAAGATTTATCAATATGTATTGGTACTTTTAGAAAAATAAGTTTAGATGAATGGACTTCAATGTGTGATCTAACTGGTCATATTGTAGGAGAAGGAGAAAATAATTATATAAATGAGATAAAAACAAATGAAATCGAAACAATAAATATACAACAAGATGTAGATCTAGATACAGATGAAGATACTAATAGCAAGGAAACTAAAAATAAAGAAATTAAGAAACCAATTAAAAAAACTATTAAAAATCCAACTAAAGAAGAATTGAGATTATTACGATTAGCTTATTATGATAAAAAAACTGAGATATAAATATATTTTATAAATTATTAAATTATTAAGTTATTAAATTATAAATAAATCTTTACATAGCATCAGCATAGTCTTCCCACGACATATATTCTTCTTCTTTCTTAATTTCAATATCTTTAACTGAAATATTTGTATTATCTTTAGGCTCCAGATTCTCCTCTTTAATAATTATCTTTTTAATTTCTTCTTTTATAGTTTCAACTATCTTTATATCTTTCTTAACTGGTCTTTCCCCAGTTAAAATATATTTCTTAAAATCTTTTGATTCATTTGTTAATAATGATTCTATTAACTTTTTATCATTTGGTACAACTCTTCTATATCTCTGTACTAATACATCTGATATATTTACTCCAGAATATATTACAATACCTTCGTGATCCAATCCTCTTCTACCTGCTCTTCCAATTGCTTGAAATGCCAATGTATTATCAATATCTTCCAATGGTTCACCCTTTAGTCCACCTAATAACATTACTGACTTAATTAGATAATTTACACCAACTGCAAATGTCTTATCAACTAGTATAATAGATGGATTTTTATTGATATAGTATTGTGTAACACGTTGAAATGCTGGTGCCATCAAATCACTGTAACACAGTAATCCGTATTCGTGACCAATCATAAATGGATGATCATAGTCAATTGACTCACCAGGATTAATCTTACACATTCTTGTAATTCTTTCATCTGAAAACTTAGGAGTCGGGAGTATATTATTACTATTAATCTTTCTTTCACGCTCAATTTCACGATTAATGTGATTTCTTACTTTACGTGTATTTTCAGGAGATACATCTGTTGTATTTAATTTTGCTTCCGGATGTAATAGATATTCATTACGTAATCCAATAGAACCACCAATACATTTTGCAAGTTCATTCTTAACATGTATTTGTCTTAGTTCATAAATTGATTCACATGTTAATTTTGCACTATATTTCTTATTAAAATCATCTACATATTTTTGCATATTAAGTAACTTTCTTTCTGTTGGTATGGAATAACTATCATAAAACTTTTCTAATGCTGGTATTGTCTCATTAACTAGAACATTTTCAATCATTCTACTTTCTTTTTCCTTTTTATCATCTTTACTCATAGTTTCTTTTGATGTTTTTGTCTTACTTAGAAGTTCCTCAATTTTATCATTATGAGCTTTTAAAATTGGTTGATCATCATTAAAATTATCATATACTAAATCATTATAGTCTTTTATTAAATCAGTTAATGTTATAAATGTTCTTAAACATTTCTCAGAATCCATCTTAAATATTAACATTGGTTTTATACCAGCACTATACTTCTTTAAGAGTGTATATAATTCAAACATTGTCAATGAATCTTCATCAATTGGATTATTACTAATAATATCTTCCAATTTATCATCATTTAATTTTTTTAGATACGCAAAAATATCACATTCTAAATTATGAACATCTTTTAATGTCACAAATCTTTGTACTGTCTCATTTACTCTAGGAAAATCTGATAATTTATGATACAAATTAAATACTTCCATTGGATAAAGACCAATATGAGTAAATGTATTAGATTTTAATGTACTTACTTCCATATGTTCTAACGGATTAATTGGAATTAAATTACCATTTTTAATGATTAATCTCTTTTGATTACAAAATCTAGTTTTTTCATTAACACTATATACATTATTATCAAATATAGATGTTAACCATCCGTTTACTTCTTCAAAATTAGGTATAGTTGCAGATAAACACATTACTGGAATTTTATTAAAGGAGCCCCATAATAATATATACTCATATAATTCACCATTTGGATAACTAATGTTATGAAATTCATCTAAAATTATATAATCTGTATCTTCTTTAATTTCACCCCTTTTAATGAGTTTAACTATCTCGCTAGGTGTGCCAATTATAATATCGTCTTTCTTAGAAAAACGTTTATAGCTATATGTACCAATCTCTAATCGCACATTTTTCTTAACTTCACCAATTAATTGTTCACTTTCCATTAGTGAAGTAATAATAACACCCGCTAATTGAAGACCAGTCGGACCAGTTGGAATAACATATATTACCTTATTATTTTTTCTAATCGCATAAGTGGCTAACAGTGTTTTACCCCATGATGTCGGCGCAGATAGTAATATACTCATCATTAATTCTACATTTTGTAAACAAGTTTTTTGTATACTATCTAACGTAAATCCGTTTGTTTTGAAATACCAATGTGGGTATAAATTATGTGTAAATTCTTTAATTTGATATGTAAACCAATCTACATCATGTTCCTTAAAATATTGTGATACCTTAAGATCAATACTTTTTACTGTTTCATTATTTTTTAAATAAAGATATATTAAAAGTAACACATGATACTGACATTTAATTAATACATTACATTTATTTTTAAATGTTGCTGTACTTTTTACATCAACATATCTTCCTTTCTTTATTTTATCAGAATTTTCAATTTCTTTTTTTCGTATAATTTCTGTAATCATGTGTATATTATCTATAAGAATCTTTGAAAAATTATTATAATATTGATTCCTGAATCTATGATTCTTAATCATTTTTACATTGTTAAAAAATACACTTATAATATTATCTTCTGTATCTTTAAAACTAATTCTTTTTAAAATATTATCTTCTTTATTATCTACCTTACCATCCTGAATATCTTTAATTTCTCTTTTAGAAAATTCTTCTTCTCTTATCTTAAAATTATTAACTCTGAGAAAATTCTCTAAATTTTGACTATATTCATGATCACTTACGTCTATATTTTTTTGTTGTTCATACTTAACACTTGTTAATGAATCAATATCAATTTTAAATATATTCACATATCCCTCTTGGATATTTAATATCTGTTTAATAAGTGATTTTAATTTAATTGGGCTTCTAATTTCATTGTCAATATTCTTAATAATCCCATTATGATTAATACGTGTTTTGATTGTTTGAATAAACGTAACTATAGATTGATTATCATTCTCAAACGATTTACTAAACAAAAAAATTTTCCATAATTGTTTATACGCATCTTTTATTAAGAAGTCGTATTTATCAATAATTTTAATAACTTGTTCATAAATTTGTTCACATTGTGATTCATTGTGTAACATTTTATTAAAATTATTCTGTGATTTTATATAAGCGAATATTTCTTCCGACATCTCAGTCATTGTTTCACTTTCATCTGGAATATCATCGGTTATTTTTAAATTTTTTGGTAACCTTTGAGTTCCTGCTAAATCTGTTAAGACATTAGTCTCTTCATTATTACTCATTAATATATTATGATTATCTACATTTTATTATATTATAATAAAAATATATCAATTTTTTATAAAAAAATTGAAATTAATGATCTATAGATTGTCATATATTTAATATAAAACATGTCTGATCAGCCGATTGATAGCATGAATGTAGTTGCAAGTGGTATAAGTGTACCCTTGGCGCCGGAGATGCAGGAAATACAGAAGGTCGAAGAATGGGCCTCAATGTTTAATGGATCTAATCCCAAACTGGCAGTGTTTGATCTAGATTTCACTATTTGGCCATTTGATTGTGACAAAGATGTGTTACCGCCGTTTAGTTCAGATTTTTATGGAGGCGTTCGTGATCGTTATCAGCGAGCATCAAATCCATATTTTGATGTTCCTCAAATTATTGCAGCTTTAGTAGATGCAAATATTCCGATTGCATTTGCATCGCGAAATCCTAGTGCACATCACATAGAGTCTCTTCTGCGTCTTATTGCAATTTGTCCAAAGACAAAGCCCCATATAAAAACATTATGGGATGCTCTGCCATCTAGAGAGTTCTTTCATGCCTACAGTAGCAGTGGATATGGAAGGGGAAAGATGCGCCATTTTATGGCAATTCAAGATGCAAGTGGTATTCCTTTTAATGACATGGTTTTCTTTGATGATCTCCCAGAAAATGTAGCACACGCAGATACCATTGGAGTTACAAGCATCATTGTTGGTCGTCGAGGACTTACATGGGATGCAATGGCTAGAGGCATTGATAGTTGGCGACAGAAAAAGGCTAGTTGTAGAACTACGGTACCAGTTTCAATGTCTGGTAGTGGATCTAGCGATATTCAAATGCAGTCATCAACTGTAACTATTTCTCTTGAGAGTATACAGGAGGAGGTTAAGGAAATAGTCGGAGGAATCGTTCAGACGGTGAATCTAATGTAACAGTCAAATACAGCTATTTCTCTTGAGAGTACATAGAAAAAAAAGAGATGAGGAGGTGGTGGTGCAGGAGGAGGAGGTGGTGGTGCAGGAGGAGGAGGTGGTGGTGCAGGAGGAGGAGGAGGAGAAGAGTAAAATCATTTAATTCATTTATAAATTCTTATATTTAGATAATTTTATTACAAATAAAAATTGATTCTTTTACAGATTAAATTTAGATGGTTATATAAATATATAATCATCTAATATATGTCTAAAAAATATATTAGTGTAACATTAACTATGTTTTTTAAACCAACTGATGTTAATTCTCAAGATTTAACTATTGATACAAAGAACACAATTCAATTTTATGCTAATAAAGTAATAAATAATAATTCTATTAAAGATCTTGTTACTGATCTTAATATTACTCCAATTAAATATATGGAATATATTGCTTCTTATTGGGGTATTCTACATTCAGCTAAATGGATATCTGACAATACAATTGAATGTATTATTCTTTTAGATAATAGGTATATTAATATTGGTAAAAGAGATATTGTAAGTACTCTACTAACAAATTCATTAGAAGATGGTGAATATGAATCAAGCGAATCAAATGGGTGGACTCTAAAAACATCAGATGGATACGAATATGGCTTAGTTGATTATCGTAAAAGAGAAAATATTATAATTAAAGATCATAATATTATATCTATATCAATATCAATTTAAAAATATGCTTTCAATACATTCTCTGTTATAAAGAAGTCCCTTTCTTGAACTAAAAATATTATAAAACATTGTTCTTAAACTTGTTTTTTTACTTAATTTCTGAATAAACAAACAAATATTTTCTTTTATCATTATTATTTCAGCAGTTCTTATATTTGATTTTTCAAAAGAATTTCCAGTTATAAAAATATGAATCATATCTACTACTGTTTCTAAATCAGTCGTACTGTATGTACCTTTGGCCCAATCATCTAATACTTTGCTCATAATATTAGTATTAAAAGGCACTTGTAATTTTTTAAATAATCCTTGATTCTCTTTTATTTTTTTAACTCCTACAGCTTTTGGTTCATGATACTTAAGACTATATCCATCTTCATATAATTCTTGAATTGTATCTTGACCAAATAAAATATCATATGTTGAACTATCACTTATATAACAGGTAATATTATATATTTTATCATTATTTAATTTAGGATCATCAAATTTAAAAGATAATAATATTAAATCTGTTTCACCTATATCTGTTGTACCAGTCACACCAGTCATATTCTTTAAAAATTTATTGAATATTAGATTATTTTTATATTGTTGTTTTGGTTCACCATGTGCATCGTAATAACCTAAATATTGTAAAAATCTTGTACCTACTAATGTTCTATAAGAATTTCCACTATCAAATACTATTTCTAGTGTTGTTCCGTCAATTCCATTTCTATTACGATTCATTGGTATCATAATATTATCAACTAAAAATAGTATCTTTTCATGTCCAATATTTGATTCAATATATTTGGGTATATTCTTATATATTTTTTCATATTTTTGTGTATCTCGATCATTTAATTTGGTTTGTTCAATTTTAAAGTAATTGTGTATAATTGTTAGCATTATATATAATTTCATTATATTATGATAACATACTAATTCAGTAGTCATAATAGATTGATTTTGTATTACAATACAAAAATTCTTTCTAAAATAAGATTCAATAAATTTCCTTATACAGTTATCTTCTCTTACATCACCATTAATGACTCTAAAATATTGTATTGTAGTAAATGGAGTATTTATGAGCTCACAATTATCAAAATTAAATGGTTCTGGACTCTCTATACTATAATTTTGAATCATCTGATGAGTAGGATTTAAATAGTCATCAAAGAAAAATTTATTTATCATAAAATTACGATTTACTAAATTTATATCATTATCATTAATACAAATCTTAAAATTATAAATAGTATATAAAAATCTATCTCTTGTGTCATATTCATAAGATATTACGATTACTTTTCCCGATTGAAGAGGAATACTAAATTGATATGGTGTTTTAGCACCACCAATTTGTTTATACTTTAATTCTAAATATTTATTTTTATATTTTTGATATTTATCAAAATATTCCATATTATAAATTATAAATTATAAATTATAAATTAATTATTAATTATTATTTTACTTATTAATGTAAACAAACTTGGGATTATTCAACCAATAAGTTTTAAAATCAAGTCTTCCCATTACATTTTTATTTTCCTTTACAATATATGTAAATTTAATGATGTTCTGTGTAATATAATCATCAATTATAATCTCCTCAGATGATTCTGAATAGCCATCACTAAACAAATATATATTAAATTCTAATGATGAATTTATTGTAGTGTATTCTTTAATAAAATCTAATGGAACAGTTAAATTTCTACCATATGATCTACACATATCTAAATTTTCTTGTTCTATTACAGAGCTTCTATTATAATCATATAATTTATATGATTCATTGTTATTTTTTAAATTATTAATAGTTTCTTCAACGTAATCTTTAATATATTCTAAATTAAAATCTGATGGATAAAATATCAGATTCATTATCATTCTTGTATATAGAATTATTGATTTATAAATTTACATAATAAAATAATAGGATTTTAATAAATCAATTTTTTAGTATTTGATTAACCTTGCTAAAATTACGTATACTAAAACTTAAATTGGTACGTTTCTCATTACACAGTCTATTAATTTCTTTATGAATTGAAGCTCCTAATTCATGAGATACAGTAAGATTAGAACTAATTGCATTTTTTAATCTACAGCATTCATAGATATCTGATGCATCAAGTTTTTGTAAAAACTGACAATACCAAATGAGTTCTTCATATTTATAATAATACGTTTCCCATGGACGAGGAATGTTTCTTTGTAATTGATATTCACATTCTTCTAGCATCTTAAAATTTTTATCTTTATAATATTTAGTAATTAGATCAAAATTCTTCATCATCTTTCCTTGTCCAAACATACCCTTCTTTACACACTTAATTCGGTGAGCCATATTATTATGAAATCTATCCATTGCAATAGTTATCTTCGCATACAGTTCAGAATTATTAAATTCATCCATTTTATCAAACAGTTTTTTAAACATGTTTGGATTTGACTTGGGAGGACGAACAACATGATTATATTTATTTGATGTAAGTATCAACATTTATATAATAATATGTAATGTAAATGTAGGCTATAAAAAAATCAATTTTTATATACTTATAATTCAAGTATGATCTAAAATTATAAGTTTATCTAAGTAACTGATTGATTCGATTTATATCACTAATTGATTTTACTTCTTCTTTTTCTTCTGTAGTCATAGAATCAAAGATAGCCTTCATACGATGTAATTTATAATTAAATAATTCTTTTGGATCTCTCGATAATTTATCATATAAATCGCGATTATATGATTTAATATTATGTATTTCAGTTAATAATGGCTGACAATTACTTACAGAATTATTACAATTTCTACCAATATGATCAAATTCACATCTAAAATAATTATCGTCTAATTGAATTCCAGTAATCGCACATTTATGTCCATTATTATTAAGAACTTGATCTTTCACTGCTTCTGTAAATACTGCTCTTTTACATTCAATCGATTTAATCTTTTTAATATCAGACTTGGAACTAGGTCCTACTTCATTTATATATTGAACCTCAATTCTAGTTTCTTTGTGTATAAAATCAGGTATTATAATTTCATTAGCAAATGGACATCTTTTAATACATTTCGTGTTACCATTTTCAAAAAATAATACATCTTTAATTGGTAATCCATTATCATTCGGATTAATAAATGTAAACTTAATGTCGTGTGTACTATCATCAACAGTAAATTCAGGTTTTTCTGGTTCTACTCTTTTATTAGGCGTTAATGTGATTTCCTTTATTTTATGTTCACATTCTTTTTTATAACCAGTAATTGTAAATGTATATTTTGCTTGTGGTGTTAAATTATCAATATACACCTGAGTATCTATTTCATTCAAAATAATCATTTTATTATTATGCATATATTTTATTTCAACTTTATCAAAATCATCAGAATTAATATCTATTGTAATTTCACCCCAATATACATTATGTTCAACTTTAAGATCAACTTGCTTTAATTTTTGTTTCGGAGATAATTGTTTAGGTGATGATTTTTTAGAAAGTGCTTTATTTTGTTGAATTGGAGCAGCACCAGATACAAATAATGTACTAGATGATAGTCCTGGTGATTTTATAGGAATTGAATTAGTATCTATAATTAGCTTATTACGATCAATATATTCTTCTATAAATATATTATCCAATAATTTATAACCTTGGATTGAATCATGTGAAATAATATCTTTAATGTATTTCTTATAAGGAGACCAATCTTTTATTCCTTCTGCACAGGGGGGAGAATCTAATTTAATTGTTGTTGGTTTAAAATCTTTTAGATTTTTATTTGCATGTGCAATACAATAATTATTAAATTTTCCTAAAGTAGTATTATTAGTATAATCAGAAATATTTTTAACTAATTTATTTCTAACTCTTGTAATCAAATAATATTTCATCTCAGTATGTAGAGAATCCATGGTAGATTCTCTTTTATTTGTCTTAATACCTAAATATTTTTCAGCAAACTCCATATTTAAATCATTAATATATATCGAAAAGAAAAATGGACCACCATTTCTAAAAATGGAATCACTCGTATTTTTTGATTCTGATAATATTCTATAACTTCCATCATAAAAATCATATATTAAGGATCTTTTATTTGCAGCCTCATATGGTTTTCCAATTTCTTCCCATTCTCTTTGATTCATAAATTGATATTTGCATACAAAATTTCCAATAATATTATCTTTCTTAAAATCAATCTTAACATCAGATCCACATATACCTTTTGAACTAGATAATAAATAATTTGTTGTAATTAATGTATCATCTGATTTTTCATTTGCATATATCTTTTCTTCAAAGTACCTTTTATTATCCTTTTGGAAATATGTAACATCAAATACAAGTGGTTTATATGAATTGTTTAAAATATCAATATACTTGCCATTCTTTTTTGTTACTTTATTTTCATAAAAATTTATATTATCAATCTTCTTAGACATTAATATTAATTTTGTCATAAATACTTGATTATTAATTGTCGCATTTATAAGATTTTCATACGAATCTCTAGATAATTGTAAAATAATAACTGTACCCTTATTTTTCTTAAGATGTTCTACTAATTTTAAACTACTTTCAGATATATATTTTATATTATCATTTATAAGTTGATATATATCTTCAGAAATTTCTTTAATTATTAAATTATCTAAATTCTGATCTATCTTTCGATAATCATTTTTTACTGTTTTCATATTATCTAATTGCTTAAAATGTTCTCCAGAATTATATCTAAGACTTCTAATATTTTTATTTGTTTCAACCTTACTCAATATTAAATACTCAATTGGTTCTAATATTGCAGATGATCCAACGAAACCAATATTTTTACAACCAATTTTAGATTCCTTTTTTAAAATAGAATCACCAATACCTAATAGTTGTGGTGGTTTTTCACATCCGTCTCCATTATCAAATATCATTAAATAGTATCCATCTTTTCCATTATTTATAAATTCATAATTAATTATATCTGCATTTGCATCTAATGAATTATGAAATGTTTCATGAATAATATCCTCTTCTGAAAATCCAGATGCTTTGTTTCTATGTTCTGATATTGCATGCGAAAATGATCTTGATGTATCTGTCGCCATGATTTTTATAATATAATTGAATAATAATATCAGAATATGGTTAAAATTCAATTTTTTACAAATTATAAATAAATTAATTATAACATCTACATTTATTCCTATTTATCGACAATGGTGGCGGAGTTACTTCAATAAATCTATCAGTTATTGAATTATATCCATTCGGTATTATTATTTCAAATTCTACTTTATCTTGCCAATTACTCCAATCATTCCATATACATCGCTCATAATTATATTCTTTTATTAGTTTACCTAGGAACATTCTATATTTAACATCGTTGTTATATACGATATTTAGGTCATCTTTATTATAATTATCATACAATCTTATTAAATCATAGTTTCTACCGCGAATTAATTCATCTGCTTTTAATATTCCTCTAACAGTATTTGGTCCCGTTTCAATATTTACTAGATATAATGTTAATATATATGGTGAATTAGATTCATTACAATCATCTATTAAAGTAGAATCCTTTAATATATTGTCATTATACATTAAACAAAAATGAGATAAATATTTTGGCCAATCATTATTTGTCATATTTTCGTGTACTATCTTTTCTTTAATGTCTTTAATTGTATATAAATATTTTACTGTCATTAGTAGCATCATTGAAGTATGTGAATTCTTAATTGCAATATTAAAGATTTGTTCTTTTTCTACTTTTTTAAGATTAGAAACAATCGGTCTGTTTAATTCATTCGGTATATCAAGTATATCATGTGTACTAATTAGTTTTTTCTTTGTTAAAAGATTACCCATTTATTTATAAATTATTAGATATAATTTATAAATAATACATAGATAAATTCTAATTAAATCAATTTTTATAGATTATTTTTTACTTTATCACGTATTATACTATCATATGATATTCTATTTATTTTATGATTGATTTTTAAGTCTACCGTTTGTTCAATTTGTCTAGCTAAGTTTATAACTTTTAATAATGACTCTAATAAATCTTCTGAAAAACTACAATACTCGGCGTCAATAAATAATGCTCCAATTGGT